TGTCTTTGGTTTCTTGTTCGGTTGGTAGATTGAAGTCCACTTCTTCTGTGTATCCTCTGAGCTGTTCTGTGAGTTCTCTGTTCTCATCTTGTAGTTTTAGTATCTTGGTGTGCATCTCTCGCACTATCGCACCGTAGTTCTCACGTGTGAGCTGTAGGTGGTTCACATAGAAAGCGATGTCCGTCATACACTTACTCATTTTAGCAATAGTATCTGTAGGCTTACGCTTCTGCTGCTCCTTAATAAGTCCAAGAACATAAAGGATGTCCTCGTTGTACTTGATGTCTTTGAATGATTCTAACTTATCCATAGTGAAAAGCCCCCGAAGGGGCTGTTTAATTACACACCCTTTCGGTTTCTTTCTACTCTTTCGAGTCTTTCGAGTTTTGCTAAGGCTAACGACTCTTGAAGGTTGTTAATCTCGGTCTCTAATTGTTTGTCGCTCATCTTAGGTAGATGCTTCAATAAGTAAGTTTTGTCTGACATATCTGTTTGTTTTATACCTACGAATATATATCAACATTCGTTAATAAACAAATTCTGAATGAAAAAAATTATTCTGAGCTACAGATTAACCTGAATGCTTAGTGCGAGGTAGGTGTTTATCTTATTGAACAGGTCGATGTCTTGTATCATCTTACCGTCTGCATAATACACGAAGTAGTGAGGTACTTTGAATTTCTCTTTGTATTTCTCTACCTGCTCTTGGTGTCTCTCTTTGGCTTTGTTTTGATAAGGTGAGTTCATATAGATGTAAGACTCAGGCTTTATCTGTATGCCGAATAGTAGTTTGTCAGAATATGCCTCCCAATCCGTGCAGTACTGATCGTCTATCTCAAAAGGAGTTTTTCTAAAGGTTAGATTAGGGAAGTATTTTTGTAGAGTGTTGATGCACTTGATCTCATACATCATACCGTTCCAAGTCTGACCTATTACTCTGAAGTGGACGTACTCTGCTGCATCTACTTTATCTATCTTGTACTTTGCTGCCATGAAGTCTACTGCATTCATTAGACTCTCTCTTCTAATCTTACTTATACAGTAATGCTCCCATCCGTCCTTATTAATATCGCCTTCGACAGCTTGGAAGTAATCGTCAAATATCTTGACACACTTTCCGATGTTGTTAGGACTAAAAAAGCTATTCAGCCTTCTGTCCTTATTGTACTCTCGGTACAACAGGTGGGGTGTTCTGTTTTCAAAAAGCATCTTATCGCTCCCTCCATTGAGTTGCACATACAGCAAATCTCTAATCTTTATTAGGGAACTCTTTTGCCATTGTGTTGTCTGACATACAGCGTTGCATGAAATCTTTTTGTTTTTCTCCTGATCTTGGTTTAGGTAGTGGCATAATTAAAATTTAATTGAGTAGTTATACAATATATTTTTAGGTATTAGGTATGCTCTCTTATATTTAGTATCTCCTTTCCCTATGAATTTTCTAAGCTGCTGATTTGTTTCTTGTACGCATCTTCTAATTTCAGATGGTGTGAACCAAGCATAATCAAATCCGTCCCACCACACCCAATAATCAGCTTTAGTTGTTGATAGTGCAGAAGGCTTATCATTGAACTCAACCTCAACAAGTATGTTGCCTGTGTATTTACTTTTCTCATCCGACTTTACTTCTATGCTTTTTTGAACTTCAGGAACATATAAGTCATAGTCTTTAAAATATCCATCTACCTTGTAAGCATTAGGATACTTTTTTTGGATTTGACTTAGTAGTGTTAGTTCTACTTCTTCTCCTCTTGCAAGGTCTTTATGGAATGTCTCTGTCATTGTTTGAAGTTACTATTGATGCTTGTGTTTCTTCTAATTCGTATCCTACTCCGTCAAAAAGATTATCCTGTACTTCGTTTCCTAATATGATGTCATTCATCCAAAAGGTATAGTTCTTAACGGGGTCTGAATAAAAGTAGAGCTGTACCTCAACATTCCTGCGAAGTCGCTCCAAGTCTTTCTTTGAGATAATTAGCCTTGATCTTTGTTTGTTTATTTTTAAGACCATCGCACACGTCTTTCCTTTAGGGGTTACTCCCACAGCGAAATCCTTTTCCTTTGTGTGGAATGTGTATCCGTCTAATTCTAATACAGCTAATACTGCTTCTTCAATGCTCATTGAGTTTGTCTAATTGTTTTACTATTTGTTTAATCGTGTTTGGACAGGCGCATGGTACTTGATACTTCACTCCGTAATAAGTACTCATCAGTTCAGCCATCTTTTGTCTTTGGTAATAAGTAACTGTTCTGCTTGGTCTGATCTCTTTCCACAGCTTCAAGTCTTCCTCATTCATCACAGTCCTCTTTACAAGTTAAGCAATTTAGCCACAGCTCACGTTGGTAACATCCACAATCTTCTTTTCCGAATAATTTAGCTATCCTGTAAGATACTGCGTAAGCGTTACCTAATGTTAGAATCTCAGTCAGTCCGTGAACCATTGTTCCGATCTTAATAATACAAAAGAATTTTCTCATATCTCTTTATAACTTATCTTTTAGGTATTTTTTTACTTTCTTGTACGTATTGTAGAGCGAATAGTAACTGATGTTTGTTTTTCTACTCAGCTCCGAGATACTCTCTCCGTTCTCGATAATCTCATAGACTTTTCTATCGTACCAATAAAGCTCTGTCATCGCCTCTAAGACCTTATTATAAGGCTCGTCATAATCTACCTCATCTTCTTGCTCGATCTGATCTGCAAGCTCGTCTAATCCTATTGTACCCGTCTTGCTATCTTTTCTCTTATAGTCTAAGAAAATACTTGTCAGGGTTCTGAAGATATAGAAGTGATTGATTTCATCACCATAAGTGATGTCAGTTCCTTTTTCTACTAACTTGTGTATTTTGATGTACATATCTTGAACGATGTCCTCTGCTGTTTCAGGGTTACATCCAAAAGACTCTACTATATTACACCACGTTTTGTGTTTCTCGTACAGCTTCTTTAAGACTTCCATACATCGACAATCAAGGCAAATAGTAAAAATAGTACTTGATGTCTGCTGTAATTGTCTTCTGTTTCTTCGTCAAAGTCCTGTTCTAAGTCGGGCGCATAATAAATGTACCCTGCAGCTATGCCGTGTAATAACGTGAGCTGAAAATGCAAGTTGTAATCTCCGATTTGAATGGTCATTTTGTTTTTATTAATTGGACAAGGTTTCTGCCGTCTATTTCGTAGCCGACATTATTTTTTAATGATTTTAATCGTATAGGCTCATCTAAAAATGTAGGCATTCCGCCACTATCTACATCCTTGATCTTTCTAACGTGAATGTGTGTGTACATCCAATCTGTAGGGTGTTGTGTGTAACGGTGTATGCAAAAGAATGCGTCTGTAACACGGTTTACGAATTTACCCCCTCCTTCTACGTCTGAAGCCATTGGAGGCATTGGGTGATCTGCGTACTCGTGTGATGCTCCGTGCTTTCTTCTAAGAGCTTCTGTGTTTGCGTGGGTGTTTAGCCATATCGCACAGTTGTTCTCGTTGCAGAAGTGTAGCATTTCGGTTGTTGCTAAGTAGTCGTATTCGTGCTTACCTAACTTCGCTGCGCTTACGTCTGTTACTAATGAGTTGTACGGGTCTATTAAGAATCCATCATAATCAAACTTCTCCTTAATTCTCTTTGCTTCTGAAAGCAACGTCTTATAGGTGTAAAGTTCGTTCGGGTCTATTATGTTAAAATACTGAGCTAATCTAACCATACGGCTTGTCATCTCTTTTTCAGGAATCCTATTAATGGGAAGTCCTGTATCAAACTCTAACAGCTTCTTGAATATCTGATAGGGTTGATTCTCACTTGAGAAAATAAGCCATTTAATGTTATGTCTTAGAGTGTACAAGAACATAAGGTAAAGCATGGTTTGAGTCTTTCCGACATTTGAGTGTCCTAAAATTACTGAGAACTGTCTCTTAAATCGAAAATGTTTGTCTAATTCATCTATGCCTGTCTTTAGTCCTTCTTTGTATTCTCCTGTCCTTACTTGGTTAAGTGTGTTCAGTATCTCTTTAATGCTTACTATCATAAGTTTAAGATACTAAAAAAGGGAGATGGTTAGTCTCCCCTGTTATTAAAATGGTAAATCTTCGTCTCTGTCAGGTGAATGATCTGCAGTTGTTACTTCAGCAACATCCGAGTCTATCTTCCACCCTTGAATTGAATTAAAGTATTTAGTCTGACCTTGTGGGTCGGTGTAAGCTCTACCTCTTAGATTGATAGCCACACTTATTTCATCGCCTGTGTTGTAGCGATCTAAAAGCTCAGTCTTCTCCTGAACGAACTCTAATAAGATGTCCTGTGGGTACTTCTCTTTAGTAGTGATTACTAAGTCTCTTTTTCTAAAGCCGTTAGCTCCTAAGACTTTGGTTTCTCCGATCAATTTAATTTGTCCTCTGATATTCATGTTATCCATTGATTATAAAGTTTACAAAATTTCTTGCTGTTTCTATTACTTCGTATTCAGTCTTAGATCGGTTGTCTTGGTGGTAATCGACTGCTGCTTTAAGCATTGACTGTCGAACGATCTGTAACTGAGTGTCTGCAGGTTTAGAAGTATTATTGTAACTCTTCTCATAAGAATCGTCTCTTACGATTTGTCCTGTGTTGTACTGTGTGTTCTTTTTGTAAGTAAGATTCTCTCCTACGTTTCCCTTAAATTCTTTTACCGCCAAGAAGCTAAGAGTGTCTCCGTTTGCGAATGATACTCTAAACTTGTTGAATGTTCTCTGTCCATTAGACCACGTGCCTATGGGTTCTACTTGCGTGATTTTACTTGTTAATTGCATCTTCTAATTGTTGAATTTTAAAGTCTCTGTTAATAATCTCGATGTTTAGATGTTCGATTTGTTTTCTAAGCCCATCGTTTTCTATTCTAAGAGCTGTTACCTCAGCTTGCCTTAGATTTAAAAGATCTTCAGTATAGCTCATAGTATTCCTTGTCTTTTTTCTCGTAGATTTCTAAGACTATCTTTCCGTCTTCGAGAGTTAGTTTGTACTCGTTTGGTTTGTAGAAACAAGTTCTGTTCTTGATTGCCTCACTCACCTCTAAGGGAATAAGGTTAAGGTTGTACAACTCTGAGTCGCTCAATCCTTCTAATGTTGAATCTGCCATGTCTAATGTTTAAGAATTTATTGCAATATACACAAAAAAATGATATGCACAACTGTTTAAAAAAAAAGAGGAGCAACTTTTTTACGGTTACCCCTCTTCCGATTAAACAAAGACAGATAGATGAGACATCTAATGCTAATATACTTCTTATTAAAATACTATCGTGATAATTTTTTCAACGCTTGTTGATAGTGTTCTATGAGAGCTTCAAGATCATGCGTAGAGAACTTTACTACGTGTCTTGCTTTCTCTACTAACTCGTCTGCAGTTCCCTCTCCATAGGTTCTATCTAAGAATTTAGAATACTCGTACTGTTCGCCCTGAGAGAAAACGTTACACTTAGGACATTGTGGGTGTACGTTTAACTCGTCCCATCTTGTAAAGTAGTGCTTACGGGACTGAAAGTGTCCTGCTTGTATCTTTTTGATCTCAAACTTTCTTCCACACGTACAGCACGTACATACTCCGTTCTTAGAGTGTTTAGTTCTTACGTAAAGCGAGAATATCGTGTCGAGCTTCTGTACTATCTTAGATCGTGAAGGCTTCTTAGGAGCAGGTTTCTTAGTTCTATTGGGCTTTCTTCTTATCATCTTGAGTTCTTAATAATGCGCATCCTAAATAGAAATCTATTTCTCTGATGCCTCTGTAGATGACTCTGCTTCTTTTTTTTGTTTCTTCTTTTTCTGTCTTAGTGGAATCTGTACCGAGCTTCGTATACATCTTACAATCCATCTCAAACAGCTTGTCCTTCTTCTCCTTCTCTGTTAGCTTTTCGTTTTTAATGATTTCGTTTACTAACTCTTGGAGTGTTGCTTCAGACATTGTTTAAGTAAGATTAGAATTAATTATGCTTTCTGAGTTTGTCGGTTCACTAATGGGTATAGGTTGCCCTACAGTACCATACCCAATTTATGCTTCCTTGAGATGTTCGGACACATACGGGTGCGTATCTTTAACAGGTTAAACACGCTTGCTAATGCCACTCCTCCTGTAGAGTACAGACCCTCGTTTAGCTTTCGGTTGAGGTGGTGCTTTGTCTGCTTCCCATTCTTGCACCTTTTAATCGTAGCCGAATCGTGTCAATGGACGCTTAAACTACAACCGCAATATAGTTATTTTTTGTCATCCTTCATAGATGTTCCGAAATAATATCCGAAAATACTTAACGTAACACCTTCTACTATACCGATCAGATGATAAAACAGCTCTCTATTTGATTCAGGGATTTCTAAAGCAAGAATAGCCCACACGATTACCCCAAAAGCAGTAAGCCCAACAAGACCCGTTAAGTTGAATAGAAAATCAAATTTTCCCGTCTTGGTAACTTCTATTTCTCGCTTACGTGCAGAGTCTCTATCTTCTACTTCCGCCTCATAAGCCTGTATAAGCCTCTCTGCTGCCTTTTCTTTATCTTCAGGTGTTAGGGACTCGTCAAGGTCTAAAACGTCTTTTAAAACACCTATAACACCTTTATCGGGTAATACCTTGTTTAGTAGCTTTCCTACTTTGGTCTCGTTAAATGGTTTTTTGTCTATCATAATACTTTATAAATAACACCACCGTTTTCCCTGTAAGCTCTTAGAGTTTGTTTTCTATTCGAGTCGTGTTCTACAAATGAGACGTGTATCCAATCAGGATTAGAATCGTCTCCGAACTCCCAAATGAGTTGGTCGTAGTCTAAGTACATAGTAATGTAATCAAACATCTCAGCGTTGGTCTTGTGTCCGTACACATCATCTATATCAATCGCCCGTCCTTCGCAATGCATAGACTTTTGAGAACCACCAATGGCTTTGTTTAGTTCTCGTGAGCGATAGAATGAATTGATCTTAATAGCCCCGCCTACCCATTCTCTCAAAGGCTCAAAGACTTCAGTTGCTAATATAACCATATTCCACATCTCATATTCATTAGGAATGTTGGGTATGCCTAATCGTTTAGCAGTTGCTGAATGACAAGCCTCAGCGTATGTGATATGCTCACTTATTTTCATTGACTAATTCTCTTAAACGTTGAATGTCTTTTCGTACCCTCTCTCGCTCTAATTTAAAGTCGATTACTTCATTTTCTAAAACTCGAATGTCAGGAAAAATGTAAGTGTTTTGATTATACCTTAAACCACGAAGCTCATCCTCATTGTCTGTTATTCTACCGTCAAGTCCAAAATATAAATAAACAGCAGTCCCTACCAATATGACTATTTGAATAAGCCACTTGATATTTATAGATAAAGAGCTGTCATCATTTAGCTTCGGAGCTGTCATTTAGAACTTACTCTTAACCCAAGCAATTTTAGATGCCCACCAAGATTTTACTTTAGGAGCTGTACTCTTTACGTAGTCTCTTGTTTGGTAATAACCCTCTTTACCGAGTAAACCAAAAAAGCCCCCCAATAAACCGAGAACGATTGCATTAAGAACCCCCGCTGCTGATATTGTAGATGCAGTAGTTAAAAACCATCCTGCAATAAATGATATTTTGTTGTCCATGTTTAGTTAGTTAAGATATAAGGGGGCATTTAAGCCCCCCATACCGTGTTAATTACTCTTCAATCGCTTCGTAAGAACCGTCTGATAAGTCTACATTAATCTTACCGTACTTGTCCTCGAGTTCTTTTAAGTATTCGTTTTGTTCTGCGATAGTTTGTTGCAACCTTTGTAGTGCAAAAAACTTATCACGTTCTAACAAACCAATACTACGCTCAAGGTGTAGTTTTCCGTTTTGTTGTTCCTGTAGCTTTTCGAGTTCTTCTTGAGTAATTTTTTTCATAATAAAGAATTTAAATTCCCTACTAATATACGATTACTCAACGACTTCTTCAGATGCCTCCTCTACCGCTTCTTCAGCAGGAGCTTCTTCAACTACTTCTTCAACTACCTCGCTTGGAAGTGTTGCTTGAAACTCCGCGATTAAGTCAGCAGTCCATACCGCATCTGCGATTGCTCTTACGTTATGCTCGTCTGCTTTTGCGTAATCACCGCAAACAATCATATCTCTATGGTAACTTTGAGAAATAACGTTGCCATCTTCTACGATTTGGTCAGCGTAACGAAGTTGAATCGCTTTGAATTTACCTGCGATTTCGATTTTGTCTTGTACTCTTTCTTTTGATAGTGCCATTTTTATTTAAATTTATTTTATGATGTTGTGTACACAAATGAAGTAAATATGTCTGCAACTCCCGAACTAAACTGACTAACTGTTGCAAAATCTTGAATAGTTCCATCTATAGTTTGAACAAGTCTTACATAGTCGTGTGCATCATTTAATGATGAAGCTATCCCAATAGTGTTTGCGGTTGCGGTAAAATTGTTTAGATATACCGAGCCTAAAGCATATACT